AATCAAATGGCGGTTGACCAAGACTATTTTATACCTGTTAGAGACCCTGCAGCACCAAATCCAATCGATACATTGCCAGGTGCTCAAAACTTGGCTGAGATTGCGGATATAGAATATATTCAAAAGAAATTATTAACCGCGCTTCGTGTTCCTAAAGCATTTTTAGGGTTTGAGGAAATTGTTGGTGATGGTAAAAACCTGTCTTTAATGGATATTCGTTTTGCGAGAACAATAAATAGAATTCAAAAGTCCATGATTTCTGAATTAAATAAAATCGCAATTATACATTTGTTTCTATTAGGGTTTGAAGATGAATTATCTAACTTTACATTAGCGTTAACTAACCCATCAACACAAGCGGATTTATTAAAAGTTGAAGTTTGGAAAGAAAAAATATTGTTATATAAAGATGCTGTAACTACTATTGAGGGTATTGCTCCTGTTTCAGTTACATGGGCGAAAAAACACGTATTAGGATTTTCTGATGAAGAAATTAAACTTGATTTACAACAACAAAGAGTTGAAAAAGCGGTTGGTGCTGAATTAACTAACACCGCCACAATTATTACTCACACCGGTGTATTTGACAATATTGATAAACTTTATGGTTCTAAGACGGGTGATACCGCTAATGCAGGTGCCGCACCTCCTCCCCCGCCAGGTGGTGATATGGGTGGACCGACACCCCCACCTTCAGGTCCTGAGCCAGGTGGTGAAGCGGGTGTAACACCCGAATCAAAAAGTAACAATAATATGAATATTTTATTGGAAAGTGATTCATTAATTAACCCTGAAGATTTTATAGATTTATCTAAAGGTAGAAATTCTTTGGGTGAAATTGAGAAACAATTAAGTAAATTACTAAGAGACTAATATTTATAATTAAAAATAATTATGAACTTCGGAATCTTAAAATCAAAAATAGAAAACACCTTATTAGAATCGTATAAAAAAGGTACATTAAAAAACGAATTGAAAAATTTTAAAAAATATGTTTTAGAAAATAAAAACATTTCTAAACTTTATTATTTGTACGGTGATTTATCTTCTAATAAAGGTATGGATAGTACTTTAGTTTTTGATTACATAAATGAGTGTATTACTGTTTACGAAAATACTGTAAATAAACTTAAACAAAATGATATTAATAATCTTAAAAATTGGGTTAAAGATACCGTTGCTGAAAATCAGTACAAAAGCATTGACAACATGTTTTCAAATAATGTGTTAATGATTGAATCAAGACTTGAGAGTAGAAAATTAATATCTGAAAATCTTAAGAAAACACCAGTATCAAAATCTGATGTACCTCTAATTCCGATTAGTGTTATGGTTAATGTCGCTAATAAAACAATCACCAACTACATTGACTCTTTAACTGAGTCTGACAAAAAAGAATTATTAAATATATTATCAGAGGACGACTCAAAATATATTGATGATTTTAAATCTCTAAAAGAAAGTGTCATTAATAAATTAAAAGTATTAAAAGAAGATACAATTGACGGTAATACTAAAAATAAAATTGATGAAACTTTAAATAAAGTGATTTCAGAAAAATACGACAAACTAGGATATTTTAAACTTAAAAGTTTAAATCAAAGTCTTTAATCTTCCGTATTTTTAAATTTATTTTGGATATATTTTGCCCTCATTTTTTGATTTCTTTTTAGGACAGACTTCTTAATAAATTCTTTTCGGCTATTTATTACCGAACTTTGTCTTGTCTTGATAATCTTGCTTTTATATATCTTTAAAGCCTTGTCTACATTAGAGTTTTTATCCAATTTTACTATAATCATAGTGGTTTTTATTGTTGTTTATTTTTTTTGACTATACTGTTAAATATACCTATGTTTATAAAAAAATAAACGAGGAAATATGGTAATTAATGAAAAAAGGGAAAACCTCAAAAATTCAAACGCATAACTTTGCAAAAATATCTTACGGTACGGTGGATTCGGTAAAGTTAAAATCAATTTATTTAAACATACAAACATGGGTGGAGCCCACCGATAATTACGATAATTGGAACAGAATTGTTTTAAATATGAGTAGGTCGATAAAACATATAATTTTTGATTATGTAAATAGACATTTATTTGAAGAGAAATTTATCGTGGATTTAGATTTAAGGTATAGTGGTATCACAAAAGGTAAAAAATCATTTATGAATTTAGAAATAACACTTTACCTAAATAAAGATGATGTTGATTTTAAATCAAAAGAAATTAAAGAATCACTTAAAAAAATATCAAATAACATTATTGATGAAGTGTTTTATGATAATCAATATTTTAAATTTTATTTAACAAAAAAAGGTAATGTAACTAATCAAATCCAACAAATTGTAAATCTTTGATATTTATTTAATAAAATATTAGAGATGGATTTAAAAATATTAAAACCTTACGAAAGTGGTACAGGAATTTTGATTGAGTACGACTCTGGATATATTAATCCAAAAACGGAAAACAATCGATTTATTATGGAGTCTAAAAATATGTTAGACCATTCCAAACCATTTGAGTTTTACGCGGTATTACAAAAATATAATACGCCAAATAGAAATGGAAGAATATACCCTGAACGTATCTTAAAAAGAGAAGCGGACAATTATAAAAAGATGATTCAGAAAGGAACTTCATTATCTGAATTAAATCACCCTGAATCATCATTAATTGACCTTGATAGAGTTGCTCACATGATAACTGAAATATGGTGGGATGGACCCGTATTAATGGGAAAATTAAAATTATTGACTTCACCAGGTTTTCACGAAATGGGGATTGTGTCAACAAAAGGAGATATGGCGGCTAACTACCTAAGACAAGGTGTTACGTTAGGTATATCATCGAGAGGTGTTGGTTCACTTAAAAAAGTCGGAGAACAAAATGAAGTACAGGATGATTTTGAATTGATTTGTTTTGACTTGGTTTCCTCACCATCAACACCAGGGGCTTATTTATTCAGTCAACCTGAAGAAAGATTTAACTTTGAAGAAAATATTGATGAAGAAAAAAGAATGAGAGCTGAGAGAGAAGTTGGGCCTTCCGCTAACAAATCTATTGACTTAATGAAAAGATTAACCGATTATTTAGGACATTAAAACTTATAATATGAACGAAAAATATTTTGTAGCAAAAATCACAACAGATACGGTTGATGAAAACTCAGGAAAAATTAAAAAATTAAGAGAAGAGAAATTGGTTAGGGGGTATAACCCCACCGACGTGGAATCTAAAGTAACCAAGATTTACCAAAACTACACACAAGATTGGAGGATTACTGCAATTGTTGAAAGTAAAATTGATGAGGTGATAGAATAAATTTATATACATTCAATAATTGAAAAAGGGGACATTTAGTCCCCTTTTTTGTTTTTTGTCAATTTGTGAATATTTATATAAGTAAATAAAAATCTTTATTAAAATAGTTAAAATTAAACTTTTTTGATAAATGGTAATATTTATATAGAAAATATAAACAAATTATGGCAAAAGAAAAATCTTTAGTAGAAGAAGCAATCATCCAAATGAAAAATTTGGAAGAGACGGTTGCCGAAAACGCAAAAGGAATACTTGCTTCAACAATGAAGCAAGAAATCAATGAATTAGTAAAAGAATCTCTGTCTGAACAAGAAGAAGATGAATTAGAGGTTGACACCGAAGTTGACATGGAAGAACCTGAGGGTGATGACATGGATGCGGATAACACCGAACTTGATATGGACGACGAAGACATGGACGACGAAGACATGGACATGGATAACATGGGTATGGATGATATGGACATGGACGACGAAGACACCATTGATTTGACTGACGTAAATGATGACGATGAAATCTTACGTGTATTTTCATTGGCGGGACCTGAAGACAACATTGTTGTTGTTAAAGACAACGCTGGTAACATCAATCTAAAAGATTCTGATAAAGAATATATGATTGTTGGTGAAGGTGAAGAAGACATGATGGATGAAGATGACATGTACGAAGAAGAAGATATGGAAGAAGGTGACATGTATGAAGAAGAAGACATGGAAGAAGGTGAAGAGTCTATCGAAAGTATCGTTGAAAGAATTTTTATGTCTGATGACGAAATGGAAGACGATAGTGAAGAATCACTTGAGGTTCCTTATGACGAATTAGACATGGAAGATGATTTCGACATGGAAGATGATTTCGACATGGAAGATGAAGATGAAATTATGTATGAAATCGTAATGGACGAAGAAGACATGGAAGACATGGAAGACATGGACGAACCAATGATGGAATCTAAAATGACTATGAAACCTAAAGGTGTTGGGATGGGCAACCCAAATAAGAAAAAAGTGTATTCAACTAAACCTAACATGGAAGGTGGTTTTAAAACTGTTAAGAAAAAAGTTAACAAAACCATGGGTACAGGTAAGGCAAAATTTGAATACAAAGAAGGTGAAAATCTTGAAGGTAAAATGAAGGTTGTAAAACCTACAACAGGCACCAAAAAGATGGAAACCAAAGAAGCCGCAAGAACTTACGGAAAAGGTTCTAAATCAGGTCGTGGTTTAAGAAAAGCAATCACACCTAATAGAAACCTAACTTTCGAAAGTGCTTCAAACGAAGTTCAAATTCTTAGAGAAAAAAATGATGAGTACAGAAAAGCACTTAATGTATTCAGAAACAAATTAAATGAAGTGGCTGTGTTTAATTCTAACTTGGCTTACGCAACTCGTTTGTTTACTGAACACTCAACATCTAAACAAGAAAAAATTAACATCTTGAGAAGATTTGATGGTGTTGAAACTCTAAAAGAATCTAAGAATTTATACAAATCTATTAAAGATGAGCTTTCAGTTAAGACAAGCCAACCAATGAATGAATCAATTGAACGCAAAATTGAAAACGTACAAGTGACAGGTTCAGCGGTTAACTTGATTGAGTCTAAAACTTATGAAAACCCTCAGTTCTTAAGAATGAAAGATTTAATGGCAAAAATAAAATAAACAATAAACTAAAAATAATAAAAAACCAAAAAAATGGGAGCATTATTAGAATCAGGTCTTGTTGGTAACATCGGTCTTAAGCACCTTAAAGTTATCAAAGAA